CCGTTTAATACACCAGCAAAAGTGTTGCCTGTGTCGTCAACGTTTAGGTTATTGTTTAATGCAGGAGCATAGTCAAGTACACCAGCCATTTGTAATGCACTAGCAACATCTGAAGAACAGATAATCATATTACCTTTTCCTCTTCGTGTTCTTTGTGCGATCACGTTAGCTTCTCTTTCTACTTGGAACATAAGACCTTTAAATCTTTCAACAGACCATCTTCCGTTTGAGTCTGTATCTAAATCAAAGATACCTTCCGTTGTAGTGTTTACTGTACCTGTGTTAGCAGATGCACCTTTTTCAGCGTTGATGTAGATAGTTCTAACAACTTCTCTGTTGATCTCAGCTAAGATTTCAGCAGATAGTATGTTTGCTAGTTCTGTCTCTGCATCTAAACCGTGGATAGCTTTAAGGTCTTGAGCTAATTCCATAGTGTATTCTGCTTTAAGAGCTCTAGACTTCGCAGTAACTGTTGATTTCTCAATTGAGAAAGCCATTTCAGCAAATGCGTTGTTTGATGAGTCTCCTAATGCTTCAGCAGTAGCAGTTGTCATTGCAGTTCCTTTTGTGAAAGAACCAGCTGGTGAGTCGTTTAAGATCGCAGGGTTAGAACCAGCGTGACCGCCAGCCTCTTGTCCTGATGTTGAATCACCTGCAGCGTTTCTAGCTGAGAAATCAGTATCTACTTCATCAAAGAAAGTTTCGTTTCCTGTTTGTGAAGTGTATCTGCTTCTCATTGCAAAGATAAGTCCAGTTGGACCTGTCATTGGCTGAACGCCAGCAATGTCGTATGCAATTAGATTTGGCATAGCTCTTCTAACAAGACTGATTAAGATAGGATCCCAGTTGGATACACCTGAACCAGTTGCGTTAGTAGGAGCAGCTTCTGTCATAAATGCAGCGTCTTCTTTTTGTGCTCTTTCTTGGTTTTCCAAGATAGTAGCTGTAACGGCACGTCTGTAAGAATCACTGATTTTTGGTAAATCAGGATGCTCTAGGACTGGCTGCCATTTTTTCTCGTAAGTTTCAGATAAGTACATATCGTCTTCTCTCCCTATTAGTATTATTTGTTAGACAACTTAATGTCTTTTGTTTTACTTATAGCGGCGGTATAAGCAGCCATACTGTTCGTTAAGTCCGCAGGATCAACCTGTTCAGACCCATCGCCTACCGCTACATCATCTATATCATTCGATTTCGCTTCTTCTTTTTTACCAAAGTAAGAATCTTTAATAGTTTTTACTTTAGATGTGAAGTCTTCCTCGTTTGAATACTCAACTTCTTCTGCAAGTTTATTAAACTTTTCTGTTTCAACGTCAGTTAAATCTTCAGAAGATTTCGCTATGATTTCTTCTTTTTTTAACTCACCGTTTGACTTGTTAAGTTCAACATTCTTTTCGATTTCTTCGTTAAGTTTTTTCTCAAGGTCTTCAATTTTAGAAGCTTGATCTTCAAGCACATTATATTTTTCATCTGGAACATCTATGTAGTGATCTTCAAATAGTTTTTTCAAACCACCAATAAAGTCCTCAGCAATTTCGCCTTTGATACCTCTCTCAATAGCGATCTTGTTTTCTTGCATCCATTCCTCAACAACGTAGTTTAGGTATGAGTCTACTTTTTCAACAAGTTCAGCTTTGTGAGTTTGTGTATCTTCTGCTAATTTAGTTTCATACTCGCCTTGTAATCTTTGAGATTCTTCTTTGACTTTTGCTTTAATCGCAGCTTCAAAGATTGTCGCAGCTTTCTGCTTAAACTCTTCCGATAAATCAGAGTCGCCAACTAATGCGTCAACGTCAGCTTTGATGTCTAATTCCGATTGTTCTTTGTGATAGCCAGCTTTCATCATTTTGTCTTTTTTCTCTTTGTCAGCGTGCATATCTTCGTCTTTTTTCATCTTTTCTTTGTCGTGCATTGCTTCTGCTTTGTCTTCTTTATCTTCAGGAGTTTTTTCAGTTTCTTTTGAACCCTCTTTTAACTTTGGCATTGCGTCCGCAGCACCTTGGTTTTTTTGTTGGGCATCACCAGAAACTTGATTTACTTCGTTTGAAGCTTTTGGATTTTCGTCTGTAGGTTTTGTGACCGCTTTGCCTAAATCTTTAAATGTTGCCATTTTAGCAATATGAGAAGGCTCAGCCGCTACAGCGTTTTTCTTCGGAGCATCAGCTTGCGGGTTCGCACTCGCTTCGCTAACTTCCTGTTCCATTGCCTCAATCTTTTTATCTGTTTCGGCCATTGAAATCTCCCTTATAAAAATAAACGTTTATTTTTTGTTGTTATAGGATATTTATAAGATTAAAGTTTTTTAAGGAAGTTTTCAAATACTTTTACTTTAGTTTCTTCAACTTCTCTTTTTCTCGCCTTATAAATTTCCATTTTCCACGCCTCAATATCTTTTTCCACCAAGACGCCATTATCCCAAACCCATTCTTTGCCTTCCATAATGCCTTCTACGAAAGCGTCAGGGGCTGAAGGATCTGCGACTATATCAGCGGCAGTAGCCAAGTAAAAGTCATCTTTTACGTAGTTAAAACCACCTCTATTGACTAACGAACCCATACCTCTACTTGAAACTCCAAGTTGAGCGCCCTCATCAATAAGACCTTTTACAATCTTACCATAAGGTGTGTTCATTATTTTCGCTTCACCAATAAAATTTCTACCATCTGGATAAAGTTTCGTAATCATATGTGAAACTCTTTCTAGGTTAACAGTTGGTCCGTCAGGATGCCCTAACTCACCAAATGCTCTTTTTTTATTGATAAACTCTGTATTATATCTTTTTACTTCTTTTTCAAGTACGTCTTTTGGATAGACTCTTCCATTTCTATTTTTAATATCTGATTGTAAAAAGATACCTTTGATTTTGTAATCTTTTTTACCGTTTTCTTTTTCTTCAACGATATATTCGGCGTTGTTTATTTCTTCGGAAATTAGCTTCATAATTCTCTCTCTTACGTTATATATTTATACAAATTTTTATCTAAACTCAACAATTATTGTATAATTATCGCCACTCGCAAAGTTCTTTGTTGACAATAATACATCACCTGTAGGCGCTGTAGAATTGTTAGGAATACTATTACCATCTGTTCTAAAGTCCATAAAACCTTGACCAGATAAGAATAAAGCAGTTGCATTTGTTGTGCCATCCCATATAAGTTCAACCCCTGACTTTCTATCTGATGTATTAATTGAGTAATATACTCTTGCGATAGTTCTATTACCATCTTCACTCATAAAAGTAAGTTCAGATGCGTCAACTTTTTTAACTAAAGTCTCGCCAGTACCATCGGAAAAATTTGTTAGTTTTGCTACAAATTTAACACCCGAAGTGTCTGATATTGTTTGTGTTGTTACTGTGTCAGCCATTAACTTGTATATCCTGATTCTTTTTGTGCTTCTATTACTACATTATATTTTGTAACACTAGATTCACTTGTTATTAGTATATCACCTATTGCATCTTTAATTCTTTCTTCAGTAGGTTTAAGACCGTAGTTTCCACGACCCTCTATCTCTACCTTTTTCTCTATATCATTCTTAAAAAATATAGTACACTTACCTGTGCCTAATATTTCATAATGAATATCTGCGATTGAAACTTTTGGTTCCGAAGTCGCATTATTAGAGTTGACCACATCTATTAATGTTTGTTCTTCTTCACCACCAACTCCATTAGCTTTTACGATAATATTAAAATTATTATCAGTTAATTTAGTGGCAGTAATCGTCATTAACTTCTCGGTGATCCAACAGCTGATGCATGACCATCTGCCATTGTAATTTTGTCATTTGGGTGTTTTTCAATTATTACTGTGTCACCCGCTGCGTGTAAATAAACTTGACCTAATACAGTGCTGTCTTCACTTCTTACTTCGATAGTTTGAGTACCGCCAGTTGCAGTACATCTTACAAAGTGAGCGCCACCAATTGTATTAAGAGAGGGATTGTTTACAACATTACCTTTTGCGATAACTGTATTTGACATTTTATTTTTCTCCTAATTTTTCTATTACTTCTTTATCAAAGTAATCTTCTATTTGTTTAACACTTAAATTATGTAAACTTGCAACTGTTTTAATTGCTTCATCAAATTTTTCTATTACGTTGCCTTTGCCTTCTTCTACAAATTTAAAGACATCTTTTACAGCATCTTTCATACTAGGCGAAAGATCGCTATAACTTTTAGAATCAATAAAAAGATTCTCTTTAATTATTCTGCTCACCTGCATTTACATCTACTCCTACCATAGTATCTGGTGTTCCGTTATCTACAGGCTGTTCAGGTTTAGATAAATCTAACTCTGCTTGACCATCTTTTCCAGCGTCAGTTGTAGGTACAAC